GTGAAGCGATACTGATATTTCCAGATAAGACTAAAACTGCTGTATTGTTTTGGGCAGGAAATGAAAAGCTGGCTTTCAACTCCTGTACCAAGATCGAAAGTTGTTGTACCGCCTGAAGTAACGGTATCAACTTCAATACCAGCATTTAAAATCATTGTCCCTTTTGGGACAGCAATCACTGGAATTACATCACCAGCGGCTAGGGCAGAACCCTTGTCCGATAGTGCTGTTGCTAAATCTACAATGGTCTGAACCATGTAGGGTTGACGGCCACGGGCAGAAGCCCCACGCGCAGCCGCTAAAGTGTTATCACCAAGTGCCATGTTTTAGTTCTCCCTTACGCAGCGTTATATTTTGCGGTTACAATTGCTTCTGGTCGAAGAATCTTCGAACCATAGACTTGCATCCCACGGACGATATCGGCAAAGCTATCCGGATCACGGTATGTTTCCGTTTTATTGATCTGTTCTGCTGTTGCTACTGCTGAGTCATGACCAGCTACTAGAACTCCGAAATTTTCGTTGTTATTGGCTGAACCGGAGGTTCCTGCACCTGTGCCTACCGCTGGAAGATTACTTGAAGTATATACACGGAAGCCGTGGAAGTTCTTCAAAGTCAAACCATTGCGTAGTCCACCGGCTTCACCGAAATCAGCGTTCATGAAGCGTGAATCTTCATCTGCTAATAGTTCCATGAATACTGGATCAACACATAACCAACGACCTTGTGTATCAACTTGCTGTTGATCCATAAGACGTTTCATACGAGCGACAACCATTGCTGGTGAAGCTGTAGCTGTTGGTAGTGCAGTTGCACCTGGTAAACGTGCCGCTAATGGGATCGAGTGATCGCCAGCAGAAGACGTTGTGATATTACCAAATGAGCCTTTAGTTAACTTCATGCTTGTAAGCAATTCGTCTGTTCCGGCTGTTGCTACCGCTTTATCACCACGAGATGTTGCATTAACTGCATCTGCTGATGAATGGATTGATGATTGCTTATAACCAGCTAAGTAACCAAGAACGTCTTGGTCAAATTGGTCAGCTAAACGATAAGCTGCACGATCTACTGCAAGTTGCATAAAGTTTACGTGAGAGTGTGCTTCTTCAATGTCATCGATTTTAAAAGCAAAGTAGTTAGCTTTATCAACAACTAATGAAAAGTCTTCATCATCCAAATCTTGTGGATTAATTACAGTGCCACGAGCATATGAGGATACTGAAATTTCAGGCTCCTTTATAATTCTGACAGTGTCACCTTGGCTGCTAATTTCGCCAAAATATTCGTTGTTAGTTATATCACCTACAACAGTTGCCTTACGAAAAGCGCTTTGCGTTTTCTTTGAGTAAATAATTGAGCTGAAATTTCCGTTAGGAAGATTTCCATGCCCTGGTGCGGATTGAAATGCCATTATGTATATCCTTGAATGAAATGGCTGTAAATTTACTTCCAAGATCAACTCGCACTTTTAGAGATAGCCATAGCTGTATGGCGCTCTAGTAATTGGGTTTTAAAGTGAGTTGTTAATGCTGAAAGCAGCTAAATCAGACAATTATACAATAGTGTCAGGTTATTTAGAGTATCGTAGAACGGGTCTAAAGGCACTGGTAGACTTTGTAGTATTATCTGGTGGGGGTGAGCTAGGGTATACTAAAATAGTGTCCTAAAGCTCTATTGTTCATTGCATACATTATAACACAGTGAACTAATTAGTGCAACAGTAGATTGCTTAGTTAAGTACTAACGCGCACCACCTGAAACATCGTATCCGAATGTTCCTGCTTTGATAGAAGCATTGATTGCTTCTTCATTTTCTTCAAACTCTTGAGCTGACATATTGGCAACTTTAGTTTCAGTAAATGCCATTTTACTTGTAGCTGTTGGAGCTGAGGTATTTGTACGACCAACAGCTTGTGCCGCTGAATGATCTACTTTCGTTTTCCCTTTATCGGATTTATATAAATCTATGGTACGGGCCGCCCATTGTGCGTCTGTATCATTTTTATAGACACTATCTTGCATAGCAGATGGTTGCATTGATACCCATTTATGGAATTTTTTGTCTTGTCGAATTGTAGCAAAGTCGGGGTGATATTCCATCAACTGCTGTTCAGCACTTTGGCGCTTTAAGCTTTTTTCAAACTTCTCAACCTGCTCTAAGCGTTTTTCACCTTCAGCTAATGCTTCATTCGCCCGTTTACGTGCAATCGTATCAACAATCTTTGCAACATCAGGGTATCTACTTGACCAAGCTTCAACTTCTTCGTCTGTCTTTGGAAACTTAATTTGTTTACGGGTTGCAGCATCTAGTTGATTTTTTACTTGTTGAAGCTCTTCGTCCTTTTGATTGCGAACAGTTTGAATATGCCTTTGGATATCCTGATATCTTTTTTTGTAGGACTCTTCCTCAGCATCTAGTTCTGGTTCTGCATTTACTTGCGCCATCTCCTCCGAATAAGATAAATCGTTATCTTCTTCTGGTACACGGCTATTTTTTACGTTATTCATTTATACCTCATTTGGGTCCAATAATTTGGGTATCCAAGTTAAACCATGAATGCATACTTTTTATCTTGCATGATTCCTGGAAGTGATAATGTCTCTGGCTTGATTTCTTCAATCTCTTCAGAGTCATCTAATTTGTCGTCCACCTTTGTAGTGGCGACTTCTACGTCAATTTCTTTATCGACTTCTTCTTCCTCAACCTCTTCAGTATCGGAATCCTCAACATGCTGAATAAGTCCGTCCATCTTCATAGACATCAAACCCATCTCAGCTTCTGCTTGCATCATTTGGATATGCTTTAAGCCATGCCACTTAACTACGTGCGCTGGGATTACATATTCATCAGTGCTAATCTTTGCATCAATATCATCACGGACATTTTCTGCGCTGGCTCCTAAAGGAATAGGATTACCTGAGACATCATCATACCCCATGATACCTCCACCCATTCCACATGAGCCGTCACATTCGCCTTCACATCCACAAGCCATACCGCCATGAGACATCTTCATTTTCTTGGCCATGCCGCCACCATACATCTCTACTAGCTCATCGTCTTTGATAGCCCGTTGTATGGCTTCTCCAGTAGCTTCCTCATATTTAGTTAATTTGCCGTCACCATCTTTGTCGGCTTTTTTACGATCTAATTGAAATTTTTTATTAGCCATGTCTCTTCCTTCAGGTGTGGTAATGCCTCTGGTTGCAGTCGCTAGACCACTTAACTTTGAGCGTTTATTATTTATCATTCTGCCCCCTTAATAACTTCATCTCGAAGTGTCTTAAGACGATTTAATTCTGCAATTGAACCTTGGATGCGCTTAACTCTGTCCATGTCCATTTCAGTACTCATTTGAGTATGTAAAATTTTAATACGCATATCTGCATACTCTGTTAGAAGGCTGTACTGAGCTTTGGTATTTACTAAGAGTAAAAGCCCTCGATAGTCTTGTTGGTTCATACTGGAGACTGTCCTGCTGGAGCGCCTTGAGGCTGTGCAGGAGTACCACCATTAGCGCCTCCACCAGCGCCGGTAAATCCGGCTGCATCTGGCTCAGGAGCCTGTCCAGGAGCTATATTACCGCCACCGTTACCTGTTGGGTCTTGAGGGCTTGGAGCGCCTTGTGGATTAGCCTGTGGAGGTGGTGCTGGTTGCTCAGGCATTAAAGCCTGTATCTCAGCCATCATCTTTTGTTGGATAGCAGCTTCGCGTGGATCGTTTAGGATTTTATCTTCATCCAAGTCCATTGAAGAGGCTAACTCGCGTAAGATATAATCATACTTAACAAACGGAGCCATTTGTGGATTACCGGTCATCTGCATAAACTGTAGCAGTCGTTGGCTACGCACTTCATTACGCATAAGGCTTTCTGTGCCACGCGCTTTAACTTCTAAGTCCCCAATAAATTCTTTGTCGAAGTTAAACTGCATATTAAATGCAAACAAACTTTTACCAAGGGGCGATAACAGGTAGTCATCGATGTTACGAACCACTGCTTTGATATTTTGTGCAGCAGCACCCATCAACATAGACATACCTGAAGCTGTACGCCCTACTCCACCAACAGCACCTGAGCCGTGAGTATAGGAGGGTATGCCTGTAGCTTCATCTGCAAGCTGTCGGCTCTTATCAAACATCATAAGTAGCTCTTGGCTGACATTCGGGAACTTTGTGCCAAAGATGGCCTGTCCAGGCGCACCAGCCTGTCTTCTAAAGACTTTGCCTGGGTACACAGACATATCTTGTCCAGGAACTAGGTTGGTTTCATCTACCTCTATCAATAAGTTGCCAGATAACGCGCCATTGTCTACAGCCATACGCATAAAGCCGTTCATGAGCAGTTGTGTGTCTGTCATGTTCTCTGCAACACCAATACCAAAGAAAGAGTACGGATTTAGCTCATACGGCACTGCAAGGTATGGAATACGGCTTGGAGTGAACGGATTTAGCACTAAACGCAGTATTTGACCGTTGCAAACCCATATATTGACCTGAATTTCGTCTTGTTTAGCTAATTTCTTAGGTATTTTGATATCAGCTTGTTCAGCTAATTCGGTGTCTAAAACGCCCCAATATTCAAGAACTTCGTATCTTTCGATGTCAGATGCAATGGAATCGTCCTCTAAAGCGTCCTCCCAGTACTCTCTTTGGTAGTCAGCGCCGTATTCTAAGGCTAATTCTATGCTTTCTGACCTAAAATGAGGTCTTTTCTTCAATCCACGTAGCTGAGAACGGTTTAAACGGTGTCTTTGGATAGAAAATTCAGATTCACCCATGTTTCGGGCATCTGGATCAGGATAAAAGTCCCAAATGCTTACATATTCCATTTTTGGAATGGTTTCAAAGAGTGGATCGTAGTTTCCTTCGCTATCCCAGCGCGGATATTCCTTATCTTGGGCAAATGGCCCCTTAAATACGCCTGTTCCAAAGAGACAGCACTCAAAAGCTATCGATCTAAGGTGTTTTGGGGCATCAGTTTCGTCTAATTGGTCGTGCATCATCTTTTCCATCTTCTGTGCTGCACGTTTTGCCGGTTCATAGGTAATAGACTCTGCTGTTTTACCTACCCCAAGCTCTAATTCATCTTCAACTTCCTTTAAATCGTCCGCATATATCCCTAAATCCCTTGCAATGTCTGGTCGGGCTATAGATCGCTTAGGTTTATAGTCTACACCGGCTTTTTCTTTGATATTTTCCTCAGTTAAGGCATTTGGATTGAAACTTACTGCATCAACTGTGTTATTTGGGAATTGTCGGGACTCAATACCGATTGGAAACTTACTTCCGGCGAATAATACGTCTACTACTTGAGCATAGGCCGCTAATACCTTGGTTTTAGTAACTTTTATGAAGGCTTTTGACTTTTCAGTCTCCGTAAACTGCACTTCACTTGAGTATAGCCCCCTATAATTGCGATATGCGTCTAACCAACGCTCCTCATCAACCACTCTAGCGTCCTTAGATCGTCTATATTGACCTTTTATAAAGGCAACTGCACCAGAATAACTAAGATTTTCCGCTTCTACGTCCCCATCTTCGGCTAAAGGCACTGCAACGTCAGTATCTGTAACGTCATCTGGTAGAGGTTTATTCATTAAAGCCATATTTAATATCCAAAGGTTGCGTCAGCAGGTTGCCAAACTTGTTGTGGTATGCCTCTTCCCGTATCAAAGGGAGAAAACGCTCTAGGTCTGCTCATAACGGCGTATCTAACGCTGTCGTAAGCATGGTCAGTGGCATATCTGGGATCAATATCATCAGAGCCTCTGGGATCAGCAGGTATAACTGGTAAATCTGCTATAATTTGTCTGCAAGTATTGAAAAATTGAAGGCCAGGCACTCCTGTAACCTCATCTACCTTTAAAACCTCATGAAAACGGTTCTTTCCAGCTATTCTAGCACCATTAGTTCTATCGCTAGGTCGCCATCTACAGCCTTGAGAGATCATTTCCTCAGCTATTGATGGCCCCAATTGTCCTCTATTGTGCCAACAGCTTGAGTCTAAGACCCCGTAATCTATACGTTCACCTTCTTCAGCCGCCATAACAGCTTTAGCCAAGTCCCTGCCCGTATGCTTTGTTAAATATAACTCACGATAATTAATTAAGGTGCTAAAATTAGGATCAATAGCAAACCAGTGAACTGCACTGTATGAACTATATCCATAGTCGCATGATCTAAATCTACGCCAACTATCTGGGATATCAAAAGGCTCAACAACATGAGTATTTAACCTAAATTCTGAGAACGCAGCTCCATCAGAGATTGTCCAATCGCCTTCAAGTAGCTGTCTGCGCTGCATTTCTGGAAGAGATAGAAGGTTAGCCTCGTATTGGCCGCCCTCCATCAGATATGGATTATCCTGTAACTTAGCTGGAATAAACCTACGATAGAATAAAGGCTCTCCAGCCTTCTCATGGCTGTCTGGATATACCAAATCATCGCCAGTATCTAAGTCTTGAGCTACAAATTTAGTATTCTCTGGAGCTGGGTCTATAAACATACGCTTAACCCAACCATGTCCTACACCACCAGGGTTTGTAGTAGCCCTCATGTAGGTTGGAAGGTCAGGATCAGTGGTTCTCAAGCGACTCCTCATATAATTCCACGCGAACTGAGTGGGGTATTGAGTTAGCTCGTCGAAGGCTATGTAACTAAAAGCCTGACCTTGGTAACGTAAAACGTCCTGATCTCTCTCAAGATAGGTAAGCCATAGCTTTGCACCACTTGGGAATGTCCACTGGGACTTCTTTTCGCCCCATTTAGCACCCTTAAATATCTTTGGGTATAATTCCTGAGTTTTCCAAACAATTTCTCTTAATTCATCAGTGCTTCTACGAAGAATAAGCCCATTAAAGTTAGGGTTTTCAAAGTACCTCATAGCATCAGCTATTAAGGCATAAGTTTTTCCACCGCCTCCTGCGCCCCCATAAAGTACCTCTCGTTCAGAAGAAGCAAGGAACTCTGTCTGAGGCCCTGGATTAGGAGAGAACATTACATCCCTCTTCTTTTTCTCACTTTCAATTACAGAGAAATCAAGGTTTGCAGTACTAAGTTCTTCAGTAGGAGTTAAAGCTTCAAGCTTCTTCTTTGCTAGAGTTAATCTACGTTTAGCATCCGTCTGTTTGCGTTTAGCTGCGCTAATCTTCTTATCTTCAGGAGTTTTTGGCTTTCTCTTACGATTGCTTTTAGCTAACTCTTTAAGCCGCTTAGAAGGTTTCTCACTATCCTTCCCTCGCCGTGTCTTCCAAATATGTATTAATCCCTGATGACTTATCGTGTCTCCGGTCTTAGTACTTAACCATTCAGCCGTCTTACGAGTAGAATGACCTTCCTCAAGATAGTCCATAGCCTCTTCTACTAAGGCTGCCTTCTTTTCATCAGCTACTAATATTAAAGGATCATCTTCAGACTGCTTGTACGCATATGGTATCTTTGCAGTCTTATTAGGCCGTGTTCTGTTTAACCAGATGCTCAATCTTCATTCTTCGGTGGTAGAATAAACATCGCACCGCCTGTATTTTTAACTTCAACCTGCTCTTTTTTAACAAGGCCAGTTCTATCCATGATCTGTGCAGCCGCAGCTATAGAGTTTCTAGCTCCCATCGCACTTGGATCATCCAGAACATCAACCATACCCCAAGCAGCTTTCGGTGCATTCATTTGGAGTATCTTATTAGCCCTGTCATGGATTTCCGTCCCAAGGGACTCAACCATAGAATTAATAGAGGTAGTTTTAGAATATCCAGCTACGTCCATAGCCTTACGGATACTCCCCCTAGTCTCTTTCATCATTAAAGCTTCTAAAAAAGCATTTTGCTTATCAGTATAGACCTTTTCATCTGGCATTATTTCTTAGCCTTCTTCTTGGGCCATCCAGCCTTCATGTCCTTATACGCCTTAGCGCTTACGGTACTTTTCTTCTTGGAGCGAGAAGTTCCAGCCTTTTTACGGGCATTCATGTTTTTAACTAATGACATATAAGCTACTTTTTTTTCTTAGCAGCCATGCCGCCGTGAGCCATTTTCTTTTTAACAGCCATGCCACCCTTCATATAACCAGCCTTCTTGGTCATAGGCTTACCGGTCTTCTTGGCTTCAGCCTTAGCTGCTGCCTTACCTTTAGCGTCATAACTAAATTTCTTACCACCTACATTTGGCATAATATTCTCCTTACCATTTTTTACATGACCAATAACGGGCCGTTAGTTTACTTTTAGCCGTGTCGCATTTATGTCTTGCACGGAATGATTTACGGGCTTTAGGATTATCTTTTCGAATTTCCATATTAGGATCGCCAAAGGTAATATACTTAACGACATCACCCTCAACTGCTAGAACTTCAAACTTCTTAGGGCCGCCTCTACGGGGCTTATTAACTGCCGTGAATCCATGACGTTTCTTACCGGCAGCTATCTTTTCAGATTTAGTCTTAGCCATGACATCCAATCTCTAATTATTCATCATCAAATTCGTCATCAATCAAAGCTGGAATAAATCGTCTAGGATCATGTGGAACGGCTACGGAGCAGTCTTCTGTAACGAAGTATCTTCCGTAGCCATCAAACTCCTTACTTAAAGGATTGCTCTCTAGCTCCGCTTGGGAGACTAGACCTTCTTCAACAAGTAATTGACGGATGCGGTCAAACTTTAATCTTTGACCTGTGCGCTGCTCTATGGCAGCACGTATATAGTATAAATTAAAAGACAATTCTTCTTTACCCCTACATTGTAACATTTAGTTAATAGTTTAGTCAAGCGGTTTATTATGCGATAACTGCATTATTCGGTTGACGACTAGTTAATCTATTGGTATAATGAATTGTCGGTTGAGTGGTCTACTATATATAACTAGTACTATACTCTTAGTATAATACTTTAAGCCGTAGTACCGCCGACCTTATCTCCATATACTTTTCTATAGATTTCCATTCTTGTTAGACCTACGTCTTTCAATTCACGATCACTCATGTTTATTAATTGCCAGTAGGCTACTCTTTTAGTCTGTATCTCAGATATCTTACGCACCATTGCGCCTTCTCCTGTAAATACGTGTACTAGTATTGCGAACATCTTTGTGAACATAATTAACTCCATTATAATATGTACCTACATTATACCAAGTAGATGCTTTATGGAGTAGATAGTTAAACGGTATACCCGTTATGTATCAGTTAAATAGGTTATAGCTTTCTTCAATAATTCTACATTATCTCTGAACTTACCCATTCCAGTATTACATGAATCACAGATAAAACCTCTAAAGGCTCCAGTATCATGATCATGGTCTAATCTAAAAGGTGTCTTATTACCCATGCCTGGTGAGTATAAGTCCTCAGCATTCTTTTCGCATATAGGGCAGCTATGATTATCAGGCACAGAATGCATAGCATGTAAGTCACGCATCTTAGAAGAATGCTCACGCAGACAACTCTTGCACGTACATGCCCTACCCATACTCTTAGCTCGGTTAAAACCAAAGTATCTTAAGGGTAGTATCTTCCTACAGCTTGAACACCTTTTAGTATCACCGGAGTAGTTCTCTTCCGGATCATCATCCGTCCAGCCAAATAGATTAGTCTGGATCGTACACTGTATCAAAAAGGTCAGCAACATTACCGTCACTATCTTCAATGCGCTGGGCTACATCCCTTAACTTAGCAGCCTCACGCTCTAGCTCATTGGCTATTGCGTACAACTCTCGGTAATCTGACTCTGAATTATCTAATACAAAATCCGTAATCTCAAACAATGCTTTGGATATCAGTACTTCTTCATGATCACCAACAGTCAGAGTAGAGTTCAGGTAAAGCATCCCTGAATCCGTTATTTCAAAATCGTGATCTAAGTAAACGGGCATACCTCTGTCAAACAAAGTAGCATCCTGCCCAAGGTCTTCAATCATATGTAAACTTTCATATTAGTACATTAATGATTGGTCACGCCTATTTTAACAAATGCTTTAACTAAATGCAAGTACTATCGCTTTACAAATACCAACATATAACACCTTGCCCTATATATAGACACTTTACGTCCACGGCTGCTAGGGGTCGGCCCCAAGGGCTTTACGGTTGCCATTTTCCCAAATTATGTCGGCGTTGTATACGGTAACGGAGGGGGTGGGGGTGGCAGTCGCCCCCCTAAAAAAAATAATATAAATAAAAAATT